ATATTAGGTCGTATGACTGATAAATACGCAAAAATATTTAACCAAGAAAAACGAGTAATGTTTGAAAAGGATATTTATACAACAGAATTACATATACCAACAGAAATACCAGAGGAGGCATTTGATGCCGTCCAAATGGCGTAATTATAATATCTTATAATATAAATGGATTATAAAATATTACCATACTCATACGCTCAAGCAAAATTACTCGGTTTAGAAATAAAACCATCAAGCAAAAAAGGTAAGAAAATTGATGTCTATAAAGATAATAATTTGTTAGCATCTGTAGGCGGAAAAGGTTATAAGGATTATCCAACATATATGGAGGAAAATGGTAAGGTTTATGCTGACGAACGCCGTAGATTATATAAAATAAGACACCAAAAAGACAGAACTAAAGTTGGTTCTAATGGTTGGTTTGCTGATAAAATACTTTGGTAATTACATACTAATAAACTTACGACCAGCAAGGTCATCGTTATTATGGACGAATGCGTTTAAACGACTTCTACCATTCATATTATCTGCTATAACTCTATTTTGAGCGGTAATTGCTGGGTCATTTTTAGGATTATATATAGCACCACCAGATTTATAACCCGCTTTACATTCTGCGGATTTTAGCGCTTCATTATATTTCATACCATTTTTGGCGGCGAAATCTTTAACATATGAAACCCAAGCGTTCGGCATCTTTATAATATCACCTGATATTTTATTTTCTATTCCTTCTCCGCTAATTAATTTGGTTAATTCTGCTAATCTTGCTCTTTTAACAATATCTTCATCTGCTTCTTTTTTGCCTAAAGAGGTTTTCATATAATCATCAATTCTTTTTTGCTGTTCTTTCATAAACTTTGCTTCGTCTTCGCTATTTCGGTCTGGATAAACATATCGTAAATCACCATATCTCGCAATAGGGTTTAAATACTTATCCTTTCTAAAACCTTCTTGTAATAGTTTTAGTTCGGTTTTTAGTTTTTCTTTATCAAGGTATTTGGTTCGCTTGGTTTCAGCATCTTTAAGATATTGTTTGCCTTCTTTTCGTTCTTCTTTTGTAAATGTTTCTAAAAAATCATCAAGCATTTCCTTTTCTTTAGTTGCTTTTGCTACTAAATCATCTCGTCTTTTTATACCATCTTTGGTTTTATTATTACCTCCATTTTCCCATCTTGTAGGGTCTTCTATTTGATTTTTTAAGTTTGGTAATTTAGAATATACATCAGCAATAGTAGGTATTCTTATTTCTCGTATTTTGGTTTCAATATCGTCTTTAACTTTGGTTATTTCTGGACTGGATAATTCTGGTTTTTCTGCTAATAATTTAAGTAATTTTTTCCATAATTCATAACTATTACCAGTTATACTATAATTGGATAAGATTGGATTTTCTAATGTATATCTTAAATGATGACTATGGTCTTTTATTGCTTTTTTAAGATTTTGTTGAGGTCTTTCTTCGGCACCCATTAAATCATTCTCCTTTTGTCTATCTTTTTCTATTTTTGCTCGTTTTTCATATAATTCTCTATCTGCTTTTGCTTTTACTGCTTCTGCTTCTTTACGAACCCTTGCTCGTTCTTCTCCTGCTTTACGGCGTTCTTCAACAGCAATCGCTTCTAAATCTGCTAATCGTTTTGCTTCGGCATCTGCTTTTATTTTATCTGCTTTTGCTTTTGCTTTTTCTTTTGCTATATGTCCTTTTGTATGTTGGAATTGTTCTACCCTTTCAACATCTTCCTTATGATAATTTTCGTCATTATGATATTTACTCGCCCTTTTATATTTTGAACTATGATAATCTTGCTTCCAATAATTCGGTGCTTTATCAAATGCTTTTTGTTCTTCCCTTTCAAATTGCGAATTATCATATGGTTTTCGTTGGTCTGCTTTTGCCTTAACGACTTTTGCCTTTTTCTTTCTTGCTGTTGCTCCTTCGCAAGGTAAGGGTCTGCCTCGTTCCAAGTTTTTAAATGCTACATCTGGAATATTAGCATAATCTTTTTCGTCAATTTGGTCTTCATATTCGCTTACCCTTTTATCATATTCTAATAGCAATTTGCGGTCTTCTGGAGAAAAATCCCTTACATAAGGTTTATCTTCATTATCATCATCAACAAAATAAGGTTTATCAACTAATTTGCGTTTAACTTCTACTGATGTTTTACCGGTTCGTTTTGCTAAATAGCGTTCTTGCGTTAATGGATTAACCAATTTATATTTATAACCCTTCTTTTTGTTATTGCGTTTAATCATATAAGGTGGTAAAACCATCATATATTCGCTTAAAAATGGTAATAATACTTGGTCGTCATCAGCATCAACCATTAATCCAGTTCCTCGCCAAATGCCTTCGCCTCCAGATGTAATAACATTTACTTTTGCTCCCAAGTCGGTTAATGTATTTGCTACTTTTCGTAATGTAGGGTCTTTTTGAAATAAAGTATCGGTATTTTGTTTAATAAAAGTATAATCCGTTTCATTACCTAATTTAGAACCTTTTAAAACTCCTAATATAAAATCTTGGCAGTTGTTATTATATGCGGAATATGGAATAAACTTTGCTCCCATATATTCTTTTGCTCCCTCCATTAATGAGTTCATAGTAAGACCAGATGGAACAGATGATAATGGTTCTTGTTCTCCTCCTTCTTTTTTTATTGGGTCTTTATCCATATTAATAACTTCATTTTTCTCCATTTTAAACTTGCCTTGAGATGTAGTAATATCTAATCGTAAATGGTATAATTTATCGTATGGTAATCTACCAAACTTTTTGTTGAAACTTCCTAATGATACGGCATTCATCATACCAGTTAATAATGCTCCAACTGGACTTCTATCAATAGTAATGGCGGAAATAGGAGCATCTCCATATTCTTCCAATATTTTAATTACTTTTGGAGGCAAACCAGTTCTACCATTCCAAACTCGTTTTGCTACTTCTCCAATTTTGGTTGCTTTTTCCGCAACATAATCAACTGCTTTATTTAATCCAACTTTTTCAGCAACCTTATTTATGGTCTTATTAACACCATTTTTTTTAGGGTCAAGGAAATCAAATATACCCTCACCATTAATAGAACCAATAATATTACCATTTCTATCAACTATCATTTGTTTAGAACCTCTCATTTATATAATGTATATATAAAATATTATATAAATAACCTAAATATTTTCTTTACCTTCTTCGCTACTATTAATTGTTGGTATATGGTGCGTAGTAATAAACTCCATTTCTTTTTCTTCGGTTTCAACATCTCTAACAATTTTAAGGCAACAAATATCTACTTGCTTACATTTACTCTTATACACCATAGATGATAATTTTAACATACAACCAATAATACTGGTAATAAAAAAAGTCCAAAATACCTCGCTCATCTCCATTTATATATACATTTAAAATATTTTTCGCAAAATGTTCGTTTCCTTATTTGCTGTCCTAAATGCTCTTCTAATGCGGATATTATATGTCCGTCGCTATTCATCATTTACTATATGTTAATATTTAATTTGTTCTTACTATACTTCCGCTAATATAAGTATTATTTCCAAATCCCCAACCACTCATATTATTTTGTAAAAAATTAATGTTGTAAAAATCTCCACCAGTAATATTAAACCTATCCATATAAGTTATACAAGTTTGGTATCCAGCATTAACAGACATCATAGTTGCTGGATAATACCCAGCGTTTCTTGCTGTTCCAAATACATTACCATAACTCAAACTAAATAAATCAGCATAGCAATTAATCATTCCAGCACCAACTAATCCTTCAAAAAATATGGTAAAAGTAATAGTATAAAGACCAGCAGGAATATATGTAGCGGTTGGAAATAAAGTAGTCAATCCATCACCGCATACGGCAGATTGGAAATCAAAATAATAATTTTCGTTTAATATTACTGGTGGATAAGATGAACCATTAATAGTTAATAAATTAATATTGTTTCCGCATTGGATATCAAAGCATCTTAAATTACCATTATCTACCGAACCATCATATCCTAAACGACAATCATTAGGGGTGAGGGTGCTTATATAATTAGAAACTAAATCTTGAGTTGAGTAAGTTCCATATCCAGTCATCATATCAAAAGCGACTGATGATTGTTGAATAACGGCAGGTTGTATAGTCGTCGTAATTGTATTTGGTGTAGTAATATTTTGCGATTGTAAAATGATATTTTGGTAAGTAATATCCGTTGTATATGGCGTATTTGTTGGCGCTGGTTCGTTTAAATGGATATGCGTATTATCAATCAATACTGAAGAATTACCAAGAGTATTATATAAATCTACTGCTCCTTTAGACAAGGATAAAATTTCTCCCGTATCTGTTGCTTCCAGATTAATTTGCGATGGGTGTAATAACAGAAAATCGGTAGTTGCTGTTCCTCCAACTTGGTTAAGTAGTATTGGTGCTGACGATGATGTTGAAATTTGAAAAGTATCATTAGTCGTTGAATTATAAGTCATTCCAAATCGTTCTCCAACTACGGCTGGGTCGCCAACAGACATAGTCATAGTTCTTGTTGGTATTGTATCATCATTTTCCAAAAAGATTGTTTGGTTAATACATAGTGTAGTAGTCCCTATATTAGGCGCTATTGCTATTAAATGTAATGGGTCTAATGATGCGACCAGAGTTGGAGGGTCTGTAGTTGTATCAAAAACATTTAATTTCTCGTCCCCTAATTCAAGACCATTAGTAGCATTAGAAACCAATACGCCTAATGTTGTTCCTAAAATATATTGGGTATTACTGCTATTAGCAATTTTAAATGGATTAGTATCGTAATTTATAGGCGGTAAAGGTTGAATTGCTGGTAATAAACTCATTATATAATATACATATATATAATAATTTGTTGTTAAAAATTGGTATTAAAATTAGTTGTAGTTATTGATGTTGCCGATGCTAATTTACCTTTATTTATCAATTCTAATGATATTTGGTAATTTAATGTAGTTGAACCTCCCCAATTAATCGCTGGAAAATTACATATTATATTTGCTGTAATTCCATCAGTCGTTAATGTAAGGGGCAAACAAGCAGAAACATTACCCTCATTAGTAAATGCGGAACAATAAATAGGTCGTCCATTAATAGTATATGCTGATGCTGGAACTGGAGAATATGCTGTAAATGTTTGCGATGCTGTAGTTCCATTATTCAAAAAGAAATAATTAGCAGGAGAACCAGTAATAAATGCCGCTGGATAAACATTTAAAATACCTTTCCAACAACTATTAAATACCATTACACCATTAGGGTCTTGACTTAATGTATTAGTATAATTATTAAATACACTAACAGACATATTAAATTGTATATTGTCCGTAAAATTGAAACTACTAAAGTCCGTAATAGTAATTGTTGGATATGGTGCTGGTAATGGTAGAGTATTATTTAAATTGGAATATAAATAAGTAGCAGTATAATTAGTTGCTCCAGGTATATTCGGCATAGGTGTAATAGGCATAGACATCTTATATATATTAGGTAAGAAAATAAAACTTATGTTTTAATATAATATTGTAATAACAAAGATGCTGGAATAGTAGAAATTGCTGTTGGTATTGCTTGACCTATGGTTGCTGTAAAAGATGAAATTAAATTAGTTCCATTTGAAGTTCCAGATGAAGAGCGAGGATTATAAAATGATGTAGAACTATCACCGCTGGGTGTTCCTTTGAGATAAGACCAATCGCTAATACCAGATGGACTATTAAAAACAACTGGAACATTTGCTCCTACAACGGCAAGAGTAGCAGTAGATAATGGAAGATTTGCTGTTGCTAATGATACTGAATTAGCGCCAGAAATAACACCAGTATTGGTAGTTGTTCCTTGAATATATCTATTTACTAATGACGGAAGATTAAAAGTTGTTATTCCATCTCCAACACCATAAATAGTTCCAATAGCAGTAAATAATGAAGAGTATGTTGCTCTTGATACGGCAGAACCATTACATAATAACCAATTAGTAGCGGATAATGATGAAGAACCAGAATACGATACTATAAGACCAGATGGAACGACACCTCCAGTAAAAGCGGTTGTTTGTTGAGAACCATCTGGAAATTGTAAATAATTACCAAGACCAGAAATGCTTAAATTACCAGCAACAATCGTTTCAACCAAAGTTTCTGTTCCTTGCGCTATTGGAAACTTTAGGTAATGAAGATTAGCGTATGCTTGAGTAATGTATGTTTCGCTTGTTCCCCAATATAACGGATTGAATGTAGATATATTTGGATTTGGAGGAGGTTGAACCGACATATTATATATTAGCAATATATTAATTTTTGAAAAATATTATCTATTGATATTTATATAATGCCTCCTAAAAAAGCATCTGCCGAAGTAATAAATTGGTATGAGAGGATACCGAAGCGATTTTTGCTAAAGTCGCATAATCCTCATTTTGATACTCACCATATAAAATTACCATTCCGTATGATAATCTGCGGTTCATCTGGTTCTGGAAAAACTCAAACACTTTTGTCCTTGATTAATGCTATGCCGGATACTTGGGAAAATATTTTCATAACGACGAAAAATAAAGATGAACCATTATATAATTGGATTGAAGAGCGATTAGGTAAGAAGGGTTTAAAAATTACAGAAGGAGTTGAAAATCTACCAGATTTGGATAAACTAAACAAAGAACAACAATCATTAATTATTATGGACGATTTAGTAGGCGAAAAGAACCAAAAACCGATGGAGCAATATTTTTTAAGAGCAAGAAAAAAGAACGCAAGTTTGGTCTATATTAGTCAGTCCTATTATGCTATACCAAAAATGATTAGAAATAATATGACCTATTTGATAATTAAACAAATATCATCTATGAGAAACCTTACGATGATTGCGAGGGAGTTTGATGTTGGTTTGGAAAAGGAGCAACTAATAAAAATCTACAAAGAAGCAACCAAGAATAAAATGGATTTTTTGTTGATTGACCTTGAAGGAAAACCAGAAGAGATGTTTAGAAAGAACTTTGACGAACAATTTGAATTACCGGAAGATGAAGGGTAGATATTTTTACAAAATAATAATTGTTTTATAAAAATTATTGTCTAATCATATATTATATATATGGCGAACTTACTTTTACGCAACTTTAAGAAACCAGCGGACTACCAAAAAGCGGTTATGAACCAAGACCAATTGTTAAGATTATCCATTCAAAATGACGCTAATATTTCTGCCGCCAGAAAATTAGTTAAATTGGGGACACCAACACCAATTACCGAACAACAACTTAAATCACCAGAGGAACTCCAATTAGATACGGGAAAACAAGAAGCAGATATGATTAGTAATCTACAAGATTTAGGATTTCGCTACCAAGAAGCAGGACAAATTGTAGCAGCGATGGGTGATACAGATGCGGTATTTACATTTAATTCAGTTTATCCAGCAATTAAGAAAGATGTATCATCAAGATTTAATACCAAATTAATTACACCAACCTTTTTTGTTGAATATTTACGCCAATACTTAACCGAATTGGACGCATCAAAAGGTATGGCGAGTTCAACTGGTATGGCGTTTATTACCGATAAGTTTAATACGCTTATTGATAGTAATGATGAACTTAAAGCAATAATACCAACAAAAGAACAAATTGGTAGAATTATTAGTTCAGCAAATAGATTACGAGCAAATGCTACTCAACAACAATTTTTACAACCTATTATGAATAGATTAAAAGAACTCCAACAGCGATTACCAGATGATACTTTTTGGGCGAGTATGGAAGAACTGGCGAGGGAAAATCCAGTAAAAGGTTTCCAAGCAATACAAAAATTACAAACGACATTAGCAGATTTACCTACAAAAGCGGAGTTTGATATTTTACAAAGGCAAATTGACGGAGATGAGGGTATTATGGAAAAACTAATAGATTTAGATAGAGCAGTAGCATCATTAGGAATAGAACAAGAAGCAGAATTGGAAAAAATTCAAGCGTCTATTGAAGCAATTACTCCAGGCGGTAAGGCAGGGGTAGTTTTAGGAGGTATTGGAAAGTTTGATTTTGAAGCACCATCACCTTTAGGAGAACTTGGTATTATTGGTAGTAAATTATACGGGTTTCCAACGGCTGGCGACCGAAGCACCCAAGTTGAAATTACTGGTAATGTAATGAAAATATTAAGAGAAAAAGGAAACGCAGAACAACGAGCGTTCCTTAAGCGAAATCCTACAATTAAATCCATACGAGAATGGGTTATAGACCAACAAGGAGGAGGAGGAGGAGGAGCAAGAGCAGTAAGCGAAATATCTGGTCTTACATCTGTCGGTTCAGTATCATCATCAGCGCCAATTGGTAAGGCACCAGCGGTAGTAGGAAAATCTGGCGTTGGTGTTAGATTGAAGAAAATTGGTAAAGGTATTGAAATCCATAGCGAACCAACATATAGTCAGTTTGGTAAATATGCTATTCATATGGGTCAATTAAAGAACCAAGATATTTTTAATGTTAAGTATAAGTCATTAGGCGGAATACCTCATTTTAGACCAACACCAGTAAGCGATGTTTTTAAGGATTTTGTTATTGACCTTATGGATAATGGTAAGGCGAACCAACGCATCTACGACCAAGTTCCGCTTGATGAACGCAAAATGTTTGAAGCAGTTGCGTCTGGTGCTGGTGTTTTTGATACTTTGAAACTTAAACGAACTACGACCAATCAAGATAAGGAGGATTTAGAAAGATTTACGCTATTGCGAGGAGAATACCTTGCTGGTAATAATTCTGTAGCAGTTATGAAGGAATTAAGGCGATTTGTTATTAAGTTTATGGGAGAACGCAAAATTAGCAAAAAAGATGGTATGGAATTATTGTTAGATTTATCTATTTAGGGCAAAATTAAAAATAAAATATCTCCTTTAATTATATAAATGCGAACTTTGATATTGAATAATACCAATATAGTTGCTAATTCAAACAATAGTAAGTTGCTTTATACTTTTCCAGGCGGTAATGTTGAGTTTAAGCAAGGTCAAAAATTAGCATTAGCGTCAGTCCAGATGTATTATTCTACATTTAACATTACTGCCGCCAATAACAATAATCTTTTTTATTATACTTGGTTTAATGGTGTTGATTATCCAGTATTGTTTCCAGATGGGTATTATGATGCGGATATGATTAATAACTTTTTAGCATTAACTATGTTGAATAATACCCATTATTTAGTATCAGCGACCGGTAATTTTGTTTATTTTCTTACTATAGGAACAAATCCATCGTTATATGCTATTGAGTTTAATTGTTTTAATTTGAACCAAACTTTAGCAACTGCGAATGTCTGGACTTTACCAGTAGGAGCAACTTGGTTAATACCAACCAACGCTGGAACTCAATATATTACTCCTATGATTAGAATACCAGCAACAAACTTTAGGTATGTTGTTGGTTTTAATACTGGTTATTACCCTTTTGGTTCTGCTGGAAATTATTTACCAGATACAATTAATTATAATCCAGCAGGACCAACTTGGACGCAATTAACCTATTATACATCAACTCAAGCATTTACATCGTCTTTTACTCCTCAAATTACTCCATTATCAAGTTTTACTATGACTTGTAGTTTAATCAATAATAACTATGCCGTTCCAAATAATTTAATTTATTCATTCGCTCCAGGCGATACTTTTGGAAATCAATTTACTATATCTCCTAATCAATATGCTTTTATCAATATACAACCAGGTCAGTATAATAATTTTATTATTACATTTACAGACCAAAATAATTTACCAATTTCTATTCAAGACCCTAATTATGTTATTATGATAGTTATTAGCGATGTTAATGAAGGAACTGGTTATGCTATTTAGTAAAAATAATAAATAATAATCTCTTATATATTATATATGTATATCCACCGATTAGGAAAAACAACATCAGGTCAAGGAAACCGAATATCTGGCGGATTTAGAGGAAAAGGGACAGCAACTATAATGGCGAGAAATCATAAAAGATGTTCCGGTTCTGGTTTAAAACCAGAGATTTACGAAAATGGAATAGTCCATAAAGCAACCGAAAATCTTAAGGGGTTAAAAATCGCCAAACCAAGAATACCTAAAAAGTATATTTCGTTTGACGCTTAATCCTTTAGCAATAATTAGGCGTTTTTTTATAATTTTATTTTCTAACATAATATTATAATATGGATAACCTTGTCTTTGAAGAAAGCGTCAATAGCGAATTATCGCAAAGTGAGTTCGTTGATAAACAATGGTTATATGTTAATGATAATAACAACTCCAGTTATTCATCGCAAATTGTTTTAGATACTACACCCTTAAGTAATGCTGGAGGTTATATTAGTTGGATGGAGGCATTTATTTCTATGCCGTTGGTGCTACAAGTTCAAGGCGACCCTTTGGTTTTGACTGACGCAATCGCCGCCGATTGGATGGTTGGAATGAAAAGTGGTTTCTGGCAAATCCTCCATTCTCTTACTTGCGAGTTTAATAACGGCAATATTATTCAGCAAGTTCCTTTTTTGAATATCTTTTGCTCGTTTAAGAACCTTACATCTTGGTCTGCTAATGATGTTAAGGATTGGGGGTCTGTTTGCGGTTTCGCTCCGGATACTTGTAGGTCTTGGATTTACAATAATGTTGCTTCCGCCGCCGCTAATTTTATGGGTTCATCTGGGACTGGTTTGTCTAATAACAGAATTGCTCCTTATGTTTCTATTATCGCATTTACTCAAGGAACTTGCGCCGCTGCTCCAGGTCCAATTGTAGCAACAACTCAAGCATACAATACTACTACTATTGCTTCTACGACATCTGGAAACTTTAGGCAATTGGTAAATTATGGTCTTCAACAGCGTATCGCTTGGTTGAATTATTCGTTGAAAACCAATAACGGAACTCTTCTCAATACCAGTTCTAATCAAGCAGGTCTTTTAGGAGTTGCTACCGCTTGCGCTCAAACATTCCAGAGTTATATCGCCTCCGCTGCCGGTTCAAGAGCAATTATTTTTGATGCTATTATCCGTCTTAAAGATGTAGCAGATTTTTTCCAGAAAGTTCCTCTTCTTAAAGGTTCTACTATGCGTATTTACCTCAATACCAATCAGGTTTATTTTACTTGCGGTGTAGTCAATTCAACTTACGCCGCCGCAACTGGAGTTCAAAATGCCTCAAATGCTCTTACCCTAACATCTGCTCCTATTATTCTTGGAGGTGGTGGAACTAACCCAGTTATGATTACATCAAGCGATTTGGGTCAAGGAACATACAATCTTGCTCCTATTGCGAGTGATGCCGTTGCCGCCGCCGCAACTGCTCTACAAGTTGGTCTGTCTATTGTTAGAACCCAGTTTTCTCAATTTACTCTACCTGCTGGTGGCGTTTCCGCTCCTATTACGAGTTGCCGTTTGTATGCCCCTTGCTATACTATGTCGCCTATTGCGGAAAGTCGTTATTTGAGTTTGACCCCTACCAAAAAGGTTATTTATAATGATATTTTCCAGTATCAATTTTCTAATCTTCCTACTAATGGGACTTTTAATGTTCTTGTTTCCAACGGCATACCTAATGTAAGGGGTGTATTGGTAGTTCCTCTTATTTCGGCATCTGTCGCTGCGAACGGCGTTGCTGGTGTTGGTGCTTATATTGGTGTTGCTACATCAACTCTATTGTCGCCATTTACTACTACAGGTGGAACTCCAGACCCTATACAGATTACCAACTTCAACATACAAGTAAGCGGAAAAAATCTTTTCCTCAATAATCTCCAGTATGGATACGAGCAGTTCGTAGAGCAACTTGTTTCATCTAATCAATTGAACGGCAGTTTGACGACCTCTCTTGCCTCTGGTTTGATTGGTAAGGAGGATTTTGAATACAATTACCGCTATTTGTATGGTAATGTTAGTCGTTCTCTACCAAGCGAAGATGGTGTTTCCAAAGCAATCCAAATATTAGGTGTTAATAACTCTCCAGTTGCTATTGACCTAATGGTGTTCGTTGAGTTTGAACGAGAAATTACCATAGATGTTAGAACAGGTGCGAGAATTATGTAAATCAAAAAAGTATTTTTAAAAAATATTATATTAGCAAATTAGCGCCAAAACTATATGTTTCTACAACATTTAGGGGTTTATATAATTTTATTTTCTCTAATAATATTATAAAATGGTAGTTCGCTCTAAAAGTATGGTCGCTCACCCAGTCGTATTAACTGCTCCTCAAATGAGGGTTTTAAAAAGCGGAGGTGCTATTACCTTAAAACCGCAACAATTCGTAGATGATGCTCTACATCGTTTAGTAGTTGCTCCGCAAACAGCAAGGCGTATCGCAACAGCATTAAATAAAGTAAAAGGTTTAAGAATATCGTTGAAACCCGGCGAAAATCTTTTTAATGTTGAAACTGGAGAAGGTATTTTTGATTTTCTTGACCCTAAAAAGAATGGTGTTTCCAACGCATTTTCCAAAGCATTTGACCCTAAAAAGAATGGTGTCGCCGACGCATTTAAACCAGGTGGTTCTGCCGAACAATTTGGAAAAGAAGTCGCAAAAACATTAATCCATCAAGGCATACCAGTAGTCGCTGGAACTTTAGGTGGTATTGCTGGAACTGCTCTTGCTCCAGAGGCAGGACCGCTTGGAGGAATGGCGGGGTCCGTTATTGGTAGCAAATTGGGAAAAATGGGTGCGGATGCTCTTGGAAACAAGGTGGGTTATGGTATGACTTGCGGTAAGTCAAGATGTAAGGGAGGTTGTAGAGTATGTAAAGAAGGCAGAGGATTTTTTCAAGGATTAAAGAAATATACTGGTATTAATAAGAGCGATGTTATTTCAGCAGCGAGAGTAGTTGGAAAACAAGCAGCGAAATATGGCGCTCAAGCAGCAGGAGAAGCGTTGGGTGCTTATACTGGAAATCCTTTAGCAGGTGAAGCATTTGCTATGGTTTTAGAAACTGGAGCAAATAGAGCGATTGATAGTGGTTCAGCAAGAAAAGGATTATCTCGTTCTGGAAGTCAAGCAAAAGCATTAGCAAAAGATATAGCAATTGCCGAAGTAGATAAAATTATTGATAAATCTAATTTAACTCCAACGCAACGCAGAGTTGCGGAAAAAGCATTAGCAGGTGAATATCCAGCAGCGAAAGATATTATATATGACTATGGTAAAGCGCATATGGCGAGTTTAAATCCATCAGCAGATACATCTGGAGGCGGATTAAAACGCAGAGGAAGACCAAGCAGAAAAAATGGAGGTGGTTCTGCGTATGTATCTACTCCTTACCAAAATGCGATGACGAGTATGCGTTATGATGGTGCTGGAACTCCTTTGTTAGACCAACAATTTAGCGTTAATGATGCTGGACGATTTTTTAAAAGAGATGTTCCAAAACTATTTGGTAGAGGAACTCCTTTGTTAGACCAAAAGTTTAGTATTAATGAAGCAGGTGATTTTTTCAAACATCTTGGACGAGGTTTTAATCCATCTGGTTCTGGTATGCCGGGAGAAAATATGGGAGGTGTTCGCCATATGGGTATGGGTATGTCGCCGATGACTGACCTTATGACGCTTGACCCAGTAGCAAGAATGAGTAGTCCTCAAATGAACCCTTTTATTCCATCTCATAATCCTTATAAAACCGGTAGAGGACATTATGGAGGAACTGGTTTTAAACCATCTGGTTCTGGTATTTTAGACGATAAGTTTAGCGTTAATGAAGCAGGTCGTTTTTTTAAGAAAGATGTAGCAAACTTATTTAGGTAAATAATGTATTAAATACCAACATATATAATATATTAAAAAAACAATATAGATATATAATATATTGCTATATATAAAATGAGTAAAAGTATTCAAAGCGACTTGCCTTACTTGAAAATGGGAGCAGAAAACGAGAAGTTATATACACCAGTATTCCAGAAGATTTTTGATAAGGGATTGAAAAAGACCAAGTCATATTGGAGCGTTATTGATTTTAAATCTTGGAAGATGGATTTGGAGATGAAAAGTAGAACCAATTGTTATAACAAGTATCCAAATACTATGTTTGGAGCAAACAAATTAAAATATGCTTGGGGTGGAGTTGAAAAATACGGCAAAAGAGTTATATTTGCGTTTGCCTTTACCGATGGATTATACTATTGGGAACTTACCAGAGAAAATTATGAAAAATGCGGTGGCGATAAGGCGATTTATGTTGGTGGAACAAATGAACGAGGTTATGATGATTACAAAGACCATTTCCATATACCAATAGACCAACTTACTAAAATTAGTGATATTCCAAGTTTCGTTCCAGAGGAATTAAAATATAAAACTTTGGATAATACTCCTATTACCGAGTTTAAGGATTTAACTGGAGTTTGTTTAATAAAACCAAAGATTACAAAGGAACATAAATGTCTAATTGAATTAGAAGTATAATTGGTAGGCAAATAAGTATATTTAGTAAATTATTTCCTCTATATAATATAAATATGACGAATGCTTGGATAGAACATATTAAACAATTCGCCAAACGAAAGGGATTGACCTACGGGTGTTCTTTGAGCGACCCAGAGTGTAAGGCGGAGTATTACGCCAAGAAATCTCCTAAAACAAGTAAATCTGCTGGTCCGTCAGCAGTAGATAAAACAATATCAACTCAAGTCAAAGGCAAGGTGGTAATTGCTACTTTTCAAAATGCTTATTACGATAATTGGGTTATTACTGATGATGGAGAGGTTTTAGAATTAGCAAAGTCAAACCGATTTATAGTTATAAAAGATAAGGGAAGTATCAAAGATGCTTTTGATTGGTTAATGAAAGATAGAAAAAATGATATATTTCTTTCTAATTACTCTTACAATCAAACAACTTATACTAAAAAAGATGAAGACGAGTTAAAAAAATATGGATTGACTTTGGAAGTTCCTTCTCCAAATATATTGAAAATTTTTTACGCAAATTGGTTTCCTAACAAAGACGCTTATACTAAAATGATTTACGATGAGGCAAAAGTAAATCAAAATTGAAAGTATTGGTTCGTTAAGGTTAAAATAATATGATATAATATCTTGGTATTATATAATATGGCGTTAAGCAATTTTGAGATTGATGAAATAGCAACAAAATTAAAATTACCTATTGTTGGTGTTTTTTGTAAAGATGAATTACCATCACCAGATAAACCAAGACGACAAATTGGTAGTTATTATGTTAATCTACAATCAAGTAAAGATGGAGATGGAACCCATTGGACGATGTTTCGTATATTTGAAGACCATACAGCAATTTATTTTGACCCATTTGGATTACCACCTCCTCAACAAGTAGTCAGTTATTTAGAACAATTTAAACCCCTTGCCTCATCTAACCGACAAATACAAGATGTTAAATCTCATAATTGCGGTTATTATTGTATGAATTGCGACTGGTATTTTACTTATGATGCGACAAAGGGGCGACCAACCGACGAATGCTTTGATGATTATTTAAATGTATGGAGTTATGACCCCAAAAAGAACGATAAGATTTTAAAGGAGTATTTTAACAAATATTAAATATTATGTTATAACCATTTAAATAATATCCTATTATATAATATAAGAATGGAAGAAACTTTAGCAATAATTACAACTTATACCCCAGCAGTCAAAAAGGCGATTATGAAATACCGCAACAAACATCAACAAGAATATAATGAGTTCCAACGATTATATTACCATAAACTCAAGGAGAATACCGATTGGAAAGACCAATTTAACGCAAGGTGTAGAGAAAATAATAAACGATACAGAGAAAAGAAACGCCTTGAAATTGGAGAAGAAAATATTAAACCGAGAGGCAGACCAAGAAAAATCGTTATTGACCCCTTAAATGCTCTAATTGATAATTGATTTAATAAAAAATTGAAACGATTTAATACAAAAATAATATATATCAAATACCAACTTATATTATTTACGAATAAAACGATTTAAATATAATATATAATATATATATAAGAATGAATAATGCGAAACGAACTTTAGGAAAAGCGAAAGCAACTCAACCTACTTATTTTCAAAATGTCCGTATGACTTTTAGGCAACAACCCAAAGGTAAAGGAACCAGATGGAATACGCAGACCAGATTATTTACCGCAATTGGAACAAAGAAGGATATTAAGGATAAAATGGCGGAGAAGTTTGCTTATATCAAGAACCAAATTGAAGAAAACTCGCCAACAAACAGCAAGGATTTTCAAATGGAAATGGTAGGCGAACGAACTTTAGTCAAAGGCAAAAGTGGATATATGATGAAAAAAATGAAACATTTTGTTTATGAATTGTCTGGTGATGAACCTCAAGAATGGGATACGAAAACTGGTCGTTGCGTCTTTGATTACCTCATCTACAAATACAAAGACCTCAAGGGATTTATTAAAATGATGAATTATGAATATTTAGCAGATATATTGTCTGGAACTGAATTAGTTGATAATGACCCCTTAACTCAAGGTGTTTCCATTACTCAACTCAAAAAGTTTTGCGACCGATTTGGTGTTCGTATGTATGCTTGGGATTGCGACGATAATTTATTGGAATATCATAATCCATCAAAGATTAACAAAAACGCAACTCCAATAGTATTTCGTATTTACAACAATCATTTCTACCCTATTGAAAATGCTGATGAACGCAAACGCAAAATTGGTATAGCATCTCATTTGGATAGTGATGGAATTAATGTTAATAAAATTAAAAGCAAAGACATCGTTATTATGGAGGAAACCAGCGTTGGAGAAAAAGAACCAAAAAATGTTATTGCTCCTCCTATTCCTCTTGATGAAGATGGTAATGAACGCAACTATACTTGCGAGGAAGCAAACCGATTTGCTTTTGAAAATATATTATCCAGAAACAAATTACCATTTCCTATTAACAAAAAAAATCTATATTTTAGCGAAGGCAGAATTAACAACTTAACAATTGATAAGGATATTATTATGACCTCGCCAGTTTGCGAACCGGTAAAAAAATATTTGGAAGACAACTCAAGAACTTATCAAGGCGAACAACCAGTAGCATTATTATACGAAATATGGGAAGATGTATATGATGATACTATTACTAATAATGAAATGCGTTCCTCACCAAATCCATCAGTAGCAAAATTATTACAACAAGAAGGTATTAAATACCGAACGCATTACGGAGCAACAAGGGACTTGACTGAATATTTACAACTTGAAGAAAAATATGATGACGAAACAATTATTACTACTGAACCAATTGTATTACCAGTTAAAAAGGGAAAAGGACAACAAACATTATTACCGAATGCTCCAAAGACAAAAAAAGTAAAAACAACAAAAAAGAAATTAGTATCAAGCGAACGAGTTATTGATAGAATGTTGCGAACTGGTGAAGCGGTGTCTTGCGATATTAACAAATGCTATGCGTCATTATTAGTATCTCCAAAAGACAATTGGATTGTTTATGATTTCCTTGATGAAGTTGAAAATTATGTTGATGAGGATTATTATACAGATGATACTGAATTACCATTAGGTTTATTCTTTGCGGAAACAAATGACCTTACATTACTACATCAAACAAATTGGTATTCTAATAAGATTTTGGATATGGCGAAAAATGAAGGTATTGAGTTTAAGATTAAATACCAGTTGCGAGATAGGTTAAAGTTTAATACCGAAACGCAAGAAAACGCCGAATATTTCCACCCAGTTTTAACAGAGATTATTGAAAGATGCGGAGATAATACTGACCTACGAAAACTCGTCATCAATCAAATTACCGGTTGTCTTGGTAAAACTATGGGAACCAGATTACAAGTTCATCTTACTAACAACGCAGAGGAAGTTTGGGAAAAGTTTATGTTGCCGAACGCAGAGAAAAACCAAGATGTATTTATACAACCTATTAACCATCAGGATAAGGAATTATGGATTTACGGACATACCGAAATTACAGAATGGACTGACTACAATTTACCGATGTATATACAGATTTTAGATTGGAGTAATATGATGCTTTACGATATGGCGAAAAAAATGGGAGGTGAAATTATATTCCGTAAGACCGATTGCGTTGTATGCGTTGGAGGAAAAGCAGTTCCAGAGATTATTGAAACCGAAGATATTACTAATTCTTGGGGTGAATACCGAAATGAAACAGCAGATAAAGCGATGAACCTTAATTATCAAACGCAAATGAGGACTGGACGACATCTGGCGGAACCACCTATTAATGACTTATGGAATAATTATAATAACAACGATAGTAGCGATTGGGAAAAAATATTAAAAATAGCAATTGAAAAAGGCGGACTACTTATTATGGGACGAGCAGGAACAGGTAAAAGTTATATTACCGGACAAGGAGTAGAAAAGGAATTGCTTACAGATGATAAAAAATTACGCCTTGCTTTTACAAATAGAGCGTCAAGGAATATTAATGGGACGACAATACATAAGGCATTAGCAATTAATAAAGAAGGAAAAACCAATAATAAATCATTAGCATCGTTTAAGAAAACAGATGTAATAGTTGTTGATGAAATCAGTATGATTAATGCTGACCTTTGGAAATTGCTTTATCAACTAAAGAAAACAAGTCAAGCAACATTTATTCTTATGGGAGATAAACGCCAATGCCGACCAATTGAAGCAGAGCGTATAGATGAGGATTGCTTTAATTATTTCAATCACCCAGTCGTAAAGTATCTTGTTAATAGTAATCGCCTTGAATTATCAGTTCGTAAAAGATATGATGTTGAACTATGGGACTACTTGGAGGACTTTTATGAAAACGGAATTACAGGTAGTCAAATACCGACAAAGAAAGTTTCATTAGACGAAATCTATACCAGTAAAAATATTTGTTATTTCAATAAGACAAGAGATTTTATAAATGATTTGGTTATGAATAAACATCGCAAAGAAACCGACAATATGTTCTTGGACTACGAACGCAAAGATGATAAGGATAAAGCGAAAGCAGCATACATCTATATTGGATTACCAGTAATGGCGGTCGTTAATAAAGTGGATTTGGGAATTATAAATAGCGAAGAGTTTATAGTAAGCGAATGGAACGACGAAGTTATTACTATGCGCCGAGAAGAAAGCGATGAAGAGATTGAAATTAATACAGATGAGTTCCATAAATATTTCGTTGTTAATTATTGTTCTACAACGCATAAAAGTCAAGGAGCAACTATTACCGCACCTATTATCATTTGGGATTGGAATAAAATGAAATACAATAGGGAGGTAGGATATACAGCATTATCAAGAGCGAAAACTATTAAGCAACTTTGTTTCGGTATCGCACCATAA